CTAACACTATTGAGCTTGGCGAGTGCTGTGCCGATCACATATGGCCCAACAGTGTACGAGCTCGAGTTGAGGTAGCCAATTGCGCCGATCCACGCTGCCGATGGTGAGCTTGATGAGTTGAGCCCTACCGTGATCGTTGCGCCCCCCTTGACAATCTCAGCAGGTGGCAAATATGGATCGTCGGCACTATTTTTAATAAGGTTATTACTACGATCATAGGTAACTGCGAGCGGGTACGATGTCGTCGAGACGCTGTAGTCTCTCGGCCTCGATAGCGGGTTCTCCACTCGATCCGCGGGCGCTTGACCAGTCTGCTGAGTCTCGACGGCAGGGTCGCCAGATGGCGCAGATGCTGCCGATGGCGCGTCGATGTTGTAGCCGTAATTGACCGATATGCGCCAAAGCGTAGGGTCGCCCTGATCCTGAGACGGGCTGATGCTCAGACAGTACGCGTCAGAGTCCTCATTGTGCGCGCTAAATATGATCGGCAGCGATGGATGTGATGCAGCGTACGCTGGCCCGTACGATGCGTCGCTGGTGCGCACCAGAAATACCCGAGTATAGGTGCGGTTGAATTTCTGATCGACGGATGCTGTGCGCCCTTCGGCGACCTCGGTAAACAGTTTATACGCCATGTCGCCTCCTTTATTTTGGAATTACCAGAGTGCCGGGCTTAATGATGTTGGCCTTCTCTGCGGCAGCGACTAAGCGCTCTTGCAATTTGGTCTGGATCGCATCCTGCCGCGCAGCCTCAGCAGCAGCAGCGACCAGTTGCTTCTGCGGGTCGGCCTGAGCATTCATGCCCTCGACTCGCGCTCGGATCTGCGCCTCAGCAGCACCGGCAGAGCCAGCCACAAACGCTTGGGCAGTGCCTGCCTGGGGCGTGGCAAATTGTTTGACCATGTCTTGGAGCTGCTTGCCAACGACTCTAGTTTGTGCTGCTCGCAGCTTGTCCGCAGACTCTTTGCTACCCTTGGCTGCCTGCGCCATCATTATCTCGACATTGCCGGTCATCTCGGCGAATTTCTCGGTGATGGTCTTATTGTTGTTGAGTATTTCACGAGTCATTTTCTCGTTGTCTTTGGTGGCATTATCAAAATCGAGCGTGAGCAATGCCGTCTCTCGAGCCTGTTCCTCAAGAGCAGCAGTGCAGGCTTTGGTCTCTTCTTCAAGATTTTTTGCGGCCTCAGCCTCAAGCATTCTCTCTTGTGCCAATTGGCTCTCTGCTGCGGCCTTAGCCGTTGCCTCAGCCTTTGCGGCCATCTCAGCCCTTAGTTTTTCGGCCTTGGCTTGAGCTTCAATAGCTGGCATCAATTCGCTTGGCTTAATGGCAGGGCTGACCAATTCTGACTTGGCGTGTTTTCCTGGGCCAGTAAGGCCAAACGTCAGCATGTTTAAAAAGTCATCGTCAATCGCTTTTTCTTCACGCAAACGGGCGTCATGCCGTTTTTTGGCGGCTTCAGAGTTTGGATCTTCGCCCGGTAAAGCACTGGTAAATTCAAACTTTACCGCATCGCTAATGTTCTTTGGCGTTGGCAAACCTTTGTAATCTTCCATGAGCTGACGTATGCCAGCGACGACATCGTCGAACATGGTCTTGAGCTGCGTCACGCCCTCGATCAATTTGTTGACAACGTCTTTGGCAATTTGCTTGCTTGAGTCGAATATAGACGCTAGCCCTGATGCTTTGTCTTTAGGATCGATCACGGGCATGAATGCCGCGGCGATCTCCTGAACAACCTCTTTGACGCCCTGAAACGCACCCTTGAGCGCGGCGAATGCCTTCTCTGGCTGGATGATGGCAAGCATCTGCTTACCGATTTCTGTGAGCAGATCGTTGAAACCAGCGGTGACTTGACGCAGCATCCCCTCGAACGAGTTGGCCATTTTGCTAGCGGTATCTGCTGCCTCTTTAGTATTTGATGCTGCAAATACCGCACGCACTGCCGTAGCGCTGCTGACCGCGCCATCCTTGACCGCTGCTAGCGCATCCTCGACGCTGTAGGCATTGCCCGTGACAGACTCAAGCTCTTTGGCCAGTGCCTCAAATACTCGCAATCCACCCTTCTGCAATGTGCGCAATGGGCCATCTGTGGCGATTGCCGCGCCACGTATCTCAGTGATTGCGCTAGCGACCGCATTAGCGCCAGCAGCCCCGCCACCAAGGATCTCGATCGCGTTGCCTGTCTGCGCGAGGATGGTGGCTGCGCCTGCCGTGCTCATGCCAGCGGCGGTGAATTGCTCAAATGCCTTGGCCAGATCCTCGAGTGGCACGCCGGTGTTGCTGCTGATGTCTCGCAGATCCTTGATTACCTTGTTGCCATCCTCGACTGATTGCGCCATGTGCTGCGCGCGAATGGTCATCGTCTCGAGAGCGCCACCCATTTTCAGAATTGACACACCAGCTTGTAAGGGCATGCCGATGAAAAACTGAAACACGCCCTTGGCCATGTCGAGCAAGCCCTTAACGTCGTTGAGGGACTTAAGGCCTAGCATTTCTGATATGTTAATGGGCTTTATTTTGCCAATCGACTCAAGGCTTTTCTTGGACTTGTCGGCAACATCGCCTACGTTTTTAAGGCTCTTGCTGGCATCCGCGGCCCCTTTGGTAACATCAGAGCCCTGCCATGCCATTTGCACTGAGAGTTTGGCGATACTAGCCATATGCCTGCTCCCTAGTCATGACTTTGGCCCCAGTCTCTACCAGTGCCGTGAGTGTTGTATTCTCTGCCTGCATCTCTGCGCAGAGATCTCGAGGCAAGAAATCTGTGACCTTAGCGCCCTTGGACCATGCCGCCATCGGTGCCCATGCCGCTAGCGCATGCTGTAGGTCGCTGCGGTAGTAGCCCCATGGATCGAGCCGTATGAGTGCGACCCACTCAGCCAGCTCTGTGCTACTCATCCGCTCCTCGATCTCGCCGACCGTCATGCCCAGATGGCCAGCGAGCCGAAATAGCACCCGCCTGAGCGGGCGCTTGGCTAGTTTTTTTCCACATCCTCAGGACGCAGGCCTACCAATTTGCAGGATGCATCCCAGAGTCTATCGATCGACATGGCGGGCAGCCCGCTCACAACTGCGATGTCATTGTCGGCAAATAGGCGCGCACCCTGCTCGTCGCAGATGGTGAGCACCAGCAGACGGGCGCGGATGTTGGCGTATCGTGCCGCGCCCTCATTCTCGATCTGCCATGCGTCCCACTGGTCGCGCTGGCCTGCCGTGATCTCGCGCAGGCACACATCTCCGCCCCATTCGGGCACGGAGATAGTCACGATGCGTGGCTTTGCGCCTGCGATAATTGCTGCTCTGTCTAGTGGCATTAGCTGTTGTCCTTATCACTCAGTTGCAGAGTTACTGTGTACCTCAGCGCTTCATCGGTTGCACCTATATCAGGATACCCGATCTCGCTGATGTAGCCATCGTACACTGCGATTGTATCGATATTTGAGCCAGCAAGATCGACGGTCACACGAGTGTGTACCCTGCTGGTACGACGAGTGTTTAGCAGACTCATCAGGTTAGTGGCAGTTGCGGTATCGTCGAGATACAGCGTAAATTGCACAGTGCCTGGATCGTGGCGCACTGGCACGCGTTGCATCGTCGTGTCGCTGAGCGCAGTCACATCAGCGAACGTCGTAGATCGTGCATTAGCTGCGATGCTGATCAGCCCGTTAAGAGCTGCCGTGGTGCCTGCGGTGCTGCTGCTCAGCGTCGCGTAGGCTGCGGTCGTTCCCGGTCCAAGAACATTTGGCATGTCGAGACTCCTTTACTGGTATGTGCCGACTACGTCAATTGTAGTCAGTCGTGCTAGCTCGTCGGTCCCATCTCCCCCAAGCTCGGATTGATCCTGCGCCTCTTCTATGCGCCAGTGATGGATAGTAGTGCCCGAGACGGTCTGGCGCCCAGGTGTAGCCTCGATCCGAGCCGCGATCCACACTAGGACGCCTTGCGCACCCGATCGAGTCTCAGCCACTGCCGTCAGCGTCACACGCTCTGTAATGACTGCTGGTATGCCAGAGAGCAGCATCTGGCGCTGAGTGCTGATGCCCTGATAGACAACATAGGGCAGAGATGAGCCTACTGGCGCATTCTCTGGTGATATGCCACCGGATATGGTCGTGGAGTAGTTGCTGCGCGCGACGAGGTAGGTGCGCAATAATTTGCCGAGTGCGCTCATGTATCACTCCCCATGTCGGGGCTGATTTTGCCCTTGGCGATCAAATCGTCGATAGCCATCTGAAGATAATCAGTTGTAATGCCGGAAACCTGCCCGCTATTGGAGTCGAGCGCAGGGCGGAGAAAGGGCTTAGGGCTAACTCTTATTCGCTTATTGCTGGCCCAAATTTTGGCGGTAAATCCATTTTCCACCAGATGTGCGTATTTAGAGGGCTTTATTGTGATAGTGACGTTGCGCTGTGCTTTTTTGGCGGAAGTCGGCTTGTAATAGGCAATGAATACTTTGGCCTCGCTGTTGCGCTTTGGCCCAATGATTGCATTCACCGCGCCCTTGCGAGTCGTGGCGACCTTGACGCCGATGCTCTTTTTCAACGCCTGAGATGCACCATACATGCGCACCAATTGATCGCCGACTCGCATTGTCTCTTTTCGATTAGGTGCCTTAGCCTTGGCCACCTTGGCCACCTGACCGCCGACCTTGCGAGCCGTTCGACGTAATGCTGTACGGATAGCTACCGGAAATTTTTTGAGCTTGGTGACCAGCTCTACTAGCCCATCGATATTGAGGGCGCTGCGTATAGCCATCACGCACCTCTAGTCGTTGTGGTGGTGGTAGTCGTAGGTGCTGCCGTTGTCGTCGTGGTCGTGGTCGCTGGCGCATCTGACTCGACCTGCATAGCCATGATGCGCAGGTGCTTATTGACACCCTCAACGGTGCTTAATCCCACGATGTTGAGTGTGACCTCTCCGTAGATCATGCGATGGATCGGCAGCACATCGGTGCGGTATCTCATCGTGACCGTATAGGTCGTGACTGATGATTGCATAAGAGCGCTCTGCGGCTCGCTACCTGGAGTCGAGACGACACTAGCCCATACCGTGGCGTAGGTCGCCCAAGTGCGGATTGCCTGACCGTATGAGTCAATACTGTCGGTCGGTGCTTGGAGGTCCACACGACGGCGCAGATCTCCTACTACGGTTGATGCGGGCATCAGCTATACCCTCCATCGGAGTAGAGCC